GTCTTCCGGTCCGATACAGCCACGGCGAAGCCGGCATCAATGAGCCTGATGGCCTCGTCCCGCGGGAACTCCCGTTCGTCGCCGGGGCCAAGGGAGAAGGCCGGGCCGGACAGCCCGACCAGGAGACGGACCAACATCAGCCGCCCGCCGTCGAGACCTTGAGGATGCCGCCGTCGTTCCAGACTGTGACGCCATCCTCCTGATCCTCTGTCGGGATCGAGGCGATATCGATGCCGGCGATCGTGCCGCCGGCCTCGACCGTGATCTTGCCGCCCGCTGCCACGACGAGTTCATCGCCGCCTGGCTTGCGGTACACCTTCGTGTTCTGATCGGACATGCCGACCTCCATTTCGTTGACTGGATTGAAGAATGGATAGAGCGGGACCAAAGCCCCGCTCTCTCGGATCAGGCGTGCTGGATGAGGTGTTTCACCGCCGCCGAATCTCCCAATTCTCCGTCGAGACGGATCAGACCGGCGATGCCGAGATCGGGCCAGAAGCGCTCGCGGAGCACGCCGATCACAGGCGCACCGACTTTGCGGACGAAGTATTTGCCGAAGTCGCCGAACAGTATCGACTTCTTGGATGCGGCGATGCTGTCCATGGCCTGGTTCACACTGTAGCGATAGCCCAAAATGGTGCCGGGAACACCGTTCTGGACGTCGCCGGCCGTCCAGATGTAGCGGCCGTCACCATCCTTCAGCTTGCGAAGCGCGCCAAGCGTCAGATCGTTGAACATGAAGCGGGCCTTGGGTGAGCCGCGATAGGCCGGGTCGACCGAATGAACCAGATCGATGATCTCGTCATAGGCGACGCCCGTAGCGGAAGCTGTAGTCTTGCCGAGCGTCGATGCCGTCACGATTCCATCCGGATCGCCCGTGCCGTCACCAGTGGTGAGTTGCAGATTGGCGATGCGGCCAAGCCGTTCGCCAAGCAGCGAGCCAAGAAGCTGTTCCATGTTGAAGACGGAGTCGGCGGCGAGTTCGAACGAGAACCGAACGAATTCGGTATCGTAGGCATAGGCCTCCAACTGCTTCTTGCCGAAGGTGACGTCCTTGCCGCCGTCGTCGGTCAGCGGCGTGCCTTCGATGTGCTGCTCGGCCGTGACAGACGTATCGTCGACGGTAGGCAAGATAATCGGATTGCCGCCGACCGTGGTCACCACCGTGCAGATGTCATCATCGTACATCGGTCCCCACATCTTCATCGAGCGCACCATCTGGTCGCTGAGTTCGGTAGGGATCGTGTAGCCGCCGGCAGTGCCGGAGCCGCCGGTCGTGGTCTGAGCACGGAATTCCGCCTTGACCTCGACACCACGCTTCAGAACAGCACGTTCCTCCGCCGAAAGCTCGGCCATGTCGGCGCCGCAAGACAGGAACTTGTAGAAGACCGAACGGTAGTTCAGTTCCTCGCCCTCGTCCTGACCGCGGCCCTCCGTATCGTCCTTTGGCACAGGGCGCTGGCGGGCGCGTTCCTCGGCCGCCGCATCGTCGATCCGCCTCTGCGCGTCGGCCATGCGCTTTTCGCGGGCGATATTGGCATCGATCCTATCGAACTCGGCCATGATGTCGTCATGGCGCTTCTCCAACTCGGCGGCGCGCGCTTCGTCGGTGTTCTTCTTGATCTCGTCCAGCGCCGAGCGGGCATCGGCAACGAGCTTTTCCCGCTTCTCAATCAGGTCCTTGAGCATGGTTCTCTCCTCTATGCTCAACGTCGAAAAGCCCGCTCGAAAGCAGGCGGTGGAGACGGGAAGCGGGAGCTTGCCGCGCCCTCCGGCAGCGCCGGGTAAACTCAGGAAATCTTGCGGAACCTGGCCTCGGCTTCGGCCTTGCGGCGCGCGAAGGCGGCGGCGTTGTGCTGGCGGCGCACTTCCTTGCGGGCCGCATCGAGCGAACGAAGTGCAATGGACGTGCCGTCATACGCCGGCTCCGACACGATGCTGACCTCGCCGAGGCGGACTTCCAACAGCGTACGCTTCGGCGGGTCTACCGTCTCGTCCCATTCCTGCCTGACCGTCTCGAACCGGAATGACATGCCGGAGACGTCGCCACGCTCGACCAGCGCCTTCACGTCGCGGCCGTCGGACGTGTCCGGAAGATCGATCTCCACCCGCAGGCCTTTGTCGTCTTCCTCGAGCCGAAGCGTGCCGGCCGAGAGCCGCCCGAGAACCCGTCCCGTGTCGTGGTCGAAATAGGCGCGCACATCGGCAGTCTTCAGCGTGTTCGCAAAGGCGCCGCGCGCGACCACCTCATGGAACCAGCCGCCGATATCGGCCACTTCGCCAAATACCGCCGCATAGCCGGCGACCGTTACCTTCCCGCTGTCGTCGGCCCTGTGCTCGACCTGGCGGATGAGCGATCGCTTCTCGTCGCCCTCAGGCTTCGTTGTCATTCCTCTCTCCATCATCGAGGGCGGGTCCGCCATTGTGGCCGATGCCTGCTGCCGGCTGCTGCCCGAGCACCACGGTAGCCCCCTGAACCAGCAGCTCGTCGGCGGCCGGGTTCGAATGCCGCGGCCTGTTCTCCAGTGCCCGCGCCTCGTTCGGCGTCATCTGTGCCGTCTGGATTGCGCGGGCGATTCCTTCGATGCGCGACCGGAAGTCACCGCGCTGCAGGCCATCCAGATTGTGCTCCACATAGCGTCCGCCATTGCCGCGACTGAAGAGCTTCAGGTTCGCCTCGTCCTCGAACGCTTTCGCCCATTGGCCGATCAGGTGCTTGACCAGGTGCAGGTCCTGCTGTTCCACGTTTGCAAACGTGCCGCGCGACAGGTCCTGAAGGAAGGCCGGAGGGATCTGGTAGGCCCGCGCGATCTCCTGGATCTGGAACAGCCGCGCCTCGGTCATCTGTCCCTTGTCCGGATCGAAGCCCACCGGCTTCAGTTCGTGTCCCGGCGGAATAGGCACGATGTTCTTGCCGCTGGCATGCGCCTCGTCGATCGCGCGGCGCGTATCGTTGAGCGCCCGCTTCAGTCCGTCAGCGCCTTGCGGCAGCGGCCCGACCAGCGCAAGCGGTGGCACGCCTCCGCCGGCGAAGAAGTTGGAGCCGTAGTCGTTCATGGCGATGGCGAGCTGGATCGCCTTTGCTGCCATCTGGATCGGTCCACGATGCGAGACCTGGTCCTCCTTCAGCATGAACGGCACGTCGATCACATCGGCGGACGGGTATTCCTTGTTCTCGAACCGATAGACGAGGTCGAAGCCCTTCCGCTTCACGGTCGCCTTGCGAGGGTCCATCGGCCAAAGCGCCTCGATCACTGAGCCATTTCTCTCGATCCAAGCCAAGCCTCGTCCGCCGGTGAACACCTGTTGCCAGAAATACTGCCGGAACTTGAAGGACCCCATCAGGTCGTTCGGTGCGTCGTGGATCGTCGTCGCGGTTCTGCCGGTCAGCCTGACCGCGCCATCCTTCGTGTCGCGAAAGGCATGCAGCGGCAACGCCGCCAAGGTGCGTGACAGGAAGGCGACCGCCGCCAGCACGGCCGGAACCGTCAAGGCGCTCTCGATCGTCACATGCGGCAGATTGACGGACGTTGCTCCGAAGAAGGCGAGGAAGCTCTCCGCGCTCACCGGTACGCCCGCGTTCTCCGGCGAGCCGACCGAACGGGTCTCGTGGCGTGCACGGCGAATGTCGAATCCGAGAATGTTCATGCCGCCACCAGGCTGAAAGTCGGATCGTCCCATGGCGACGATGCGACGCCGGCCGCCAATGGATTCCAGCTCATCAGGATCGCCGCGCACAGCATCGCGATCACCGGATCGATCTTGGCGCGGCCGGCGGCCTGCTTCGTCGCCATGTTGCCGTTGCCCCTGACCTCGATCTTCACGTTGCCGACGGACCAGGCCATCAGCGCCGACCCGTCATGGCTGATCGTTCCGTCGGAGAGCTTGTGCTCCAGTCCCCACAGCGCAGGCGAGAGCGCCGGTCCTTGGCGCAGGCGACGCAGCATTGCGCCGTCGATCTTGCGCAACGCCAGCGCGTCGACGAATGCCGCGATGTTGTTCGGGTCGAAGCCGACCGCGTTATTTTCGGGCAGCAGGCCGGCGTCGCGGAGCTGCGCGGCGATCTCGGCAATGCGGGCGATGTATTCCGACACCTCGCAGAAGGCGAGCGTGCCCTCCCCCTCGAAATCGCGCAGGCGCGAGGCGATGTCCTTGCGCACATCAAGGACTTTCGGATGCGCGAACGCGCGGCACCAAAGAAGCCAGCGTCGGGTTACCTTCTCGCGCCCGATGACGCATGCGCCGAACAGGTCGTCGAGGCCGCCGCCATCAGCTCCAAGTACCGCCACCTCCGAGCGCTCGATGAGCGACTCCAGCGTCAATGACCTGTCAACGCATCGCGGCCAGTATTCCGCACCGCGCCACCCTTCGCCGGTGATCGCCGTGCCGATCTGCACATTCAGATGCTGGCTGGCCCAGATCGAGAATGCCTCGACGCTCTTCTCGCGCGCCTCGCGGAACTTGGGCAGCAATCGCTCGATCGTGATCGAGCGGCCGATATTCGGCAGCACCATCGGCCACACGGCAGGATCCTGCCACGGCTTGTTGTCAGCCGCTTGCATGTCGAGCGGAAACTCGTAGATCATCGGCAGGCTCTCGCCGCCGATGAAAGTACCGTCACGGACGGTCCTTGCATGCTCCAGTTCGTCCTTGAACACGCCGGCGGGAGGTTCGTCACTCTGCGTGGTGATGATCACGACGAAGCCTTCGG